CTGTTGTTTCTGTTGCAGATACAACACCATTTGCTACTTATGAAGGTATCTCAACTTCTGGTGGATATGCAAAAATTTCAAATGAAATTGTTGAATATAGTGGAATTACTAACACTTCAGGTACTGCTGGCACTTTAACTATCGTCACGAGAGGAGTTGATTCTACAACTCAATCTGCACATAGCACTGATGACTTTATTCAACCATATGAAATTGGCGGAGTTAATCTGAGAAGAATTAACACAACTCACGATTTACCTGCAACTTATTATACTGATGAAAATGATAATATTGATCATTATCATTTAAGATTTGACAGAAGTACATCTTACTCTAGTAGAGACGTTGGTGGAAGTAGAATTAATTTCACTGGACAAAAAGCAGTTGGTGGAAATAGTGTTGGTATTTCTCAAAATTATCAATTCAGTTCTCTTACTCCACAATTTAATTACATTACTCCAGGTAAAGGAACTAAAGTCAAAGCATTGGTAAGAACTATTTCTGGAACTAGTGCTGGTGGAAATGAAGTTTCATTCATTGATCAGGGTTATGATCCAATCACGATTAATAAAGTGAAGCATTTTGAAACTCCTAGATTAGTTGCATCTAAGATCAACGAAAGAGAACAACTTACAACTTTACCTAGAAATAAATCATTAACTTTGCGTGTTGATTTCTCAACAAAAGATAAGAATCTTTCTCCAGTAATGGATATTCAAAACGCAACTTGGGTTCTTGGTAGAAATAAAATTAATCATCCAGTTGATGATTATGTTATGGATTCTAGAACAAATACTGTAGAGCATGATCCTCACAGTACTGTTCTTGTTACCAGAATGACATCTCTTGAGCAACCAGCAACTAGTTTGAAAGTTCTTATTGCAGCATGTGTAGAGGAATCTGCAGATATTAGAGTTCTGTATAGACTTCATAGAGCAGATTCTGCAGAGATTGATCAATCATTTATTCCATTCCCTGGTTATGATAATACTAAAGACACTGATGGCGATGGATTTGGTGATCAAATTATTGATATAACTAAAAATAGCGGAAGACCAGATGCCAAAATGTCGGCAAATGATCCAGAAACTTTCTCAGAATATCAATTCTCTGTAAATAATCTGGAACAATTTGATGGATTTAGCATTAAGGTTGTTACTTCCTCCACCAATGAGTCCACTCCAGTTAAACTGAAGGACTTTAGATGTATCGCACTTGCATAACATGCCACACTCAAAATATGATGATTTAATTCCTGTTGAGGGACACCAAAACTTGTACCGAGACAGGAATAATGGTTCTATTGTCAATACTGATAAAAGTAACTATGATAACTACATGAAAGTGAAACGGATGAAACAGAATGAAAAGAGTGAACTTGATAAAATTAAGTCTGACATAGAAGAAATTAAATCTTTACTGCGGGAGCTTACTAATGGATCCAGATGATATTAAACTGAGTGGACTGTCTAAGGAATTTGCATATCAAAAAATAGCAAATGAATTGGATAGTTGTGATAGTGTTTCTGTAATGAGAGATATTGCAAAGTCTTACGCAAAACTCTATTTGAAGCAACAAGAGGTAGTTTCTGGACTAGGACTTGAAGGAATATAAATATTTCTACAATCCTGAACTGTATATAAATGGCTGAAATTAAAGTCAGAGTAGGGGCGAAACCAGCAACAAAAGTTATTTCTTCACTTGCTGGTGCTCAAGGTCTGTCTTTGGCTGAGCTGAGTGATGTTAATGCCAATAATCTATTAAATGGCATGGTTCTTGTATATAACAGCAGCACAAAGAAATGGGATGCGACGCTGACGCTTACCCCAGGTGCGACGCAGAATTTAGACATCAACGGAGGAAGCTTCTAAAATGGCAAGTATTATTAGGATCAAAAGATCCTCAGGCACTTCTAAACCATCAAGCCTGCAGTGGGGTGAATTTGGATATGTAACTGGTATTGGTAGTTATGGGGGAACTAATCAATACAAGGATAGAATTTTCTTAGGAGATGATGGTACTAATGCCAATCCAGTAGGTGGATATTATTACACCTCAATGATGGAGCACACTCCAGGTGCTATTGATAGTGTAACTAATACTAGAAATTCTGATAATGGTGTTGTTGCAGTTCTTGCTCCAGCATCCAACACTGGACTTGTTGGAAATCCAGATTCGCTGAAAGTTGATCAGTGGAACGTAGATAATATTAGAATTGATGGAAATAAAATTTCATCTACAAATACTGATGGTAATATTGAACTAGACCCAGTAGGTGTAGGTAGTATTTCTATTCCAGATGATACCTTCATCAATTTTGGTGATGATAATGATGCGAGATTTGAATATGATGAAGATGGAACAAATCAGTTTACATATACAGGTGCAGATTTCCGTATCAATGTACCTACGGAATCTGATACCAAAGATACCGGTGCTCTGATTGTTGAAGGTGGTGTTGGTATTGAGAAAAACCTCAATGTTGGAGGAAATCTCAATCTTGAAGGTGGTGCTGTCATTGATGACATCAAAATTCAAGATAATATTATATCTTCACTTTCTGATAGTAGTGACACTCTATACTTAGATCCATATCCCGATGGATTGAGTAATGAAGGTACTGTTATCATCAAAGGTAGTCTTCAAGTTGATGGTACAACAACATCAATTAATTCTACCACGTCAACATTAAATGATCCAATTTTCCATATTGGTGATTTAACTAGTGAAAGAACCGTAATGACAACGGTTGTTTCTGGTGTCAGTACTATCAGATTGGATTCTGTTGTTGGTATTAATACTGGTGATATTGTATCTGGTAATGCAGGTCTGAATGCAGGTGCTGCAAATACAGTTTCATCGTATGATACTGCTAATAAAATTATTACCCTGCAGGATGCCACTATTTCTGGCATTGCAACTCAAACTCAATTAACTATCACTCACGCATACGATACCAATACTGATAGAGGTATTTCGTTTGCTTATAATGATAGTCAATCACAAGTTGGTGGTGGAACTACTGGTAATAAGACTGGTTTCTTTGGATATATTGACCAAGGAAATGTTGGAAGTGCAGCAACAAACAGATCTTGGACTTATATTCCAGAAGCAACTGTTGCAAATAGTCTTGTAAGTGGAACAAGAGGATACTTAGATATCAAAGGTATCTACTACCAGACTGGTGATTTTAATCACAATGGAATGGTTTACTTTGATGTTGACGGTCTTCAGACTTCAACAAATTCACCATCTTCCGCACTTTCTGCTTCTAAGCAAGTAATGACTGCAATTACTAAGAGGGTCTTGAATCTTCCTAGTAATGTAACTTTAGCAGAAGGTGATATTGTTAAGCAAGACACTAGTGATGCATATGGTGTTGTTGAAAGTGCAGTAAGTAATGCTGCCACAGTTCCTCTTGTTGGTGTTGAAGGAACGTTCAATACTACAAATAATTTGAGAAGAGAAGGTCAAAACGGATTTATTTCAGACCTTTCTGTAGTTCCTAGTAGTGTTGGTGTGATATATACTGATAGACCACACTGGACTGACACTCTCGATGGAGGTACTTTCTGATAATATGGAAAATCAAGGTGAAGTGGATGTAAATGTTCTTGTTAAACTTTATAATTCAAAATTAGCAGCATTAACAAATCAAAATGTACTTCTTGAGGCAAAACTAACCACTTTGTCTCAAGATTTTCGTGAAAAATATGAAGAATTGAAGCAAGAAAATGCTCAACTAAAATCAAAGTTAGAAGTCCAGGAGTAATATGGCAAAACCATCAACTAGACAAGGTTTAATTGACTATTGCTTACGTCAACTTGGTGCTCCCGTTTTAGAAATTAACGTGGATGATGATCAGATTGATGATCTAGTTGATGACGCCATTCAATATTTCAACGAACGTCACTATGACGGCGTTGAAAAGATGTATTTAAAATATCAAATAACACAAGATGATGTAGACCGTGGTAGAGCAAAAGGTACTACTGGTGTTGGCATTGTAACTACTACGGCAACATCCACATCAATTAGTGGATATGGTACTACAACATCAAGTTTTTACGAAACATCTAATTTTATTCAAGTACCAGACTCTGTTATTGGTATTGAAAGAATATTTAAGTTTGATACTAATAGCATTTCTGGTGGAATGTTCAGTATCAAATATCAACTTTTCCTGAATGACTTATATTATTTCAACTCAGTTGAACTCTTACAATATGCAATGACAAAGAGTTATCTTGAAGATATTGATTTCTTATTGACTCCAGATAAACAGATTAGATTTAATAAAAGACAAGATAGATTATATCTTGATATTGATTGGGGTTCTCAGGAAGTAGGTGAGTTTATGATTTTAGAATGCTATAGAGCATTAGACCCCGAATCATTTACTCAGATTTATAATGATAGTTGGATGAAACAATATCTCACTGCACTTATTAAGAGACAGTGGGGAAGAAACCTCAGTAAGTTTAGAGGAGTAAAACTTCCTGGTGGAATTGAATTAAATGGAGGAGAGATTTTACAGCAAGCAGAATCCGAACTATCAGATATCAAAGCAAGAATGATGTCTGAATATGAATTACCACCCTTAGACTTTATTGGATAATGGCTCTTAATCCCTTTTTTCTCCAAGGTACACAGTCTGAGCAGAGACTTGTTCAGGATATAATTAATGAGCACCTGAGATTTCATGGTGTAGAGGTAACATATATTCCAAGAAAATTTGTAAATAAAAAGACTGTCATTGAAGAAGTACAGTCGTCTAAGTTTGATGATAATTTTGCAATTGAGGCATATGTTAATACATATGATGGATATGGTGGAGCAGGAGATATCTTAACAAAGTTTGGTGTAAGTATAAGAGATGAATTAATACTTACAATTTCAAAAGAAAGATTTGAAGATTTTATTGCCCCATTTATGGCAGGCATTGATGATGGAACAGAAGATAGTGAATTACCAACACCAACAAGACCTAGAGAAGGTGATTTAGTTTATTTTCCTCTAGGACAAAGGTTATTTGAAGTAAAGTTTGTAGAGCATGAAGATCCTTTTTTCCAGTTAGGAAAAAATTATGTCTATCAATTAAAATGTGAACTCTTTGAATATGAAGATGAAGTTATTGATACAACAATTCCTGAAATTGACACTCAAGTTCAAGAAGAAGGTATTATTTCTACTCTCAAACTAATTGGTGTTGGTAGAACTGCTACTGCAACTGCTGTCATACAAGGAACAGAAACTAGTGGATATGTTAGAGAAATATTCTTAGATAATGATGGTTCTGGATATACTTCAGCACCAACAATTGGATTTACAACATCACCGACAAATCAAACTGGTGATACTGCAGAAGCGATAGGAATTCTTACAACTAAAGGTGGTGTTACATCTCTTGAGAAGATTTTACTTATCAATGCTGGTGCTGGATATACTGTTGCACCTACTATTACAATTTCTGGTGGTGGTGGAACTGGTGCTGCAGCAACTTGCCGAATCGTAACTAGTGGTCAGGGTGTAATTAGATTTAACATCACAGATGGTGGTGTTGGATATGGTACAGCACCAACAATCACAATTGCAGCACCTCCTGCTAGTGGAATTAATACTACTGCTGTTGGTATTGCATCTATTGGTCTCAATGCTGCTGGTAGTAATGTTCTCAAGGCAATTTATGTTGACAATCCAGGCAGAGGATATAGTTCTGCTCCAACAGTTACTATTGCAGATCCAGAAACACTTAGTGGTCTTGGAACGTATATCTTTAATGAAATCATCGTTGGAGAAAGGTCTAAGACTGAGGCGAGAGTTAAAGGATGGGATCAAGATACAAAGATACTCAAAATATCCAATGTCAGTATTGGATCCACTCAACTCGGATTCTTCCCAGGAGAAACTATCCGAGGAAAAGACTCTGGAGCAGAGTATCCATTGCAGTCCTTCAATCAAGATGATATATACAATGAGTATACTGAAAATGATATCTTTGAATCTGAAGCAGATGATATCTTAGACTTCAGCGAATCTAATCCCTTTGGAACATTCTAATGTTAGGAACTTATTACTATCACGAAATAGTTAGAAAGACAATTATATCTTTCGGAACATTGTTTAACGATATTCACGTTCGTCATCAAGACAAAAGTGGAAACGATATTAATGACTTAAAAGTTCCTCTTGCATATGGTCCAGTTCAAAAGTTTTTAGCAAGACTAGAGCAGCAGGCAGAATTAAACAAAGCAGTTCAAATTAATCTGCCAAGAATGTCATTTGAAATGACATCTATTGCATATGATCCTACCAGAAAATCAAGTCTAGTACAAACATTTAAGACTTGTGATGATGGAAGTAAGGTAAAAAAAGTTTTTATGCCTGTTCCATATAATATTGGATTTCAATTGAATATTCTTTCTAAATTGAATGATGACTCTCTTCAAATTTTAGAGCAGATATTACCTGTTTTTCAACCACATTTTAATCTTACTATAGACTTAGTAGAATCAATTGGAGAAAAGAGAGATATTCCAATTATTTTGGAGTCTGTCAGTTTCCAAGATGATTATGAAGGTTCTTTTGATACTAGAAGAGCACTGATTCATACATTGAATTTTACTGCAAAAACATATCTATTTGGTCCTATTGCAGACAGCAGTGATGGTCTCATCCGTAAGGTTCAGGTTGATATGTATGCCGATACTAACAGAGCAACTGCTAAACGTGAAATGAGATATACAGTTGAACCTGTTGCAAAGGTAGATAAGAATAATGATGGTGTTATTGATGCCGCAGATAAACCACTGCTCATGCCAGGTGATAATTTTGGATTTGATGAAGAATGGGAATTCTTAGGAGACGGCAAATCTTATAGTCCAACTCGCCAAACTGATATTTAATAACCATGAAAGATAGTTATGAGTCCATTGACAAGGCACTTGACATTGAAAGTAGCATTGTTGAATCAGAACCAATAAAACCAGTTCCACCAAAAGTGGATAAAAATGATATTACAAAAGATTATGAATATACTCGTGCAAATTTATATTCTTTAATTGAAAAAGGTCAAGAAGCAATTAATGGAATTATGGAACTTGCAGGTGAGAGTGCAAGTCCAAGAGCATATGAAGTTGCTGGTCAGTTAATTAAGAGTGTTGCTGATACTACAGATAAATTAGCAGATCTTCAAAAGAAATTAAAAGATTTGGAAGAAGATAATTCCAGTAAAGGACCAAGTAACGTTACAAATAATGCTTTGTTTGTTGGTTCAACTTCAGAATTATCAAAACTACTGAAGCAAGGTTTTCTAAATAATAATGAGTCTGACTCCAAATAATGGCGAAAAAATCCTGTAAAAAAGGATATTACTACTGTTACTCTTCTAAGAAGTGTAAGAGAATC